GAAACAGATATGCCTGAAGATACATACCCTAATATCCCAGAAGATGAAATGGCTATAGTAATAGCTAGCCAACTTCCTGATGATGCAATGGAAAAAGAATATACAGAATATGTACTAGGTGAATCTTTAAGTGATGACGAACAAGATTACTTGCTAGAAAGACTAGCTGAAGATGACAGACTAGGCGGTATCTTTGATAAGATTATGGATACTGCAGGAGAATTTGCCGGAGACGGGGCTGTAGAAGGTCCGGGAGACGGCACATCGGATTCGATACCTGCAAGGTTATCGGATGGTGAATTTGTTTTCACCAAAAAAGCGGTTGACCAAATAGGCGCTGACAAACTCCAAGAAATGATGGACGATGCTGAGCGTGACTATGACGAAGACCGTGACATGAAATACGGTGGCGGCATGATGGATAGTTTACTTGATAACGGTGGAAAAGACTATGACGAAGAAGTCCACGAACAAATGCTATCAGCAAATGCAATGCCAAGCGTAAGGCGATAGGGCTACTTCGAAAGAACCCCCTATCATAAGTTTAACCTAGAGGCGACCTTGTAGTAACAAGCCCCACATTGTCTAGCTAACAATGAGGCTACCTTGTAGAGACTCAAGCCCCAAAAGGAGAGTGACATGACTGAAGTACAAGAAACACAAGAAACAGTAGAAGAAGAAGTAGCAAACCCATACAACATGAACAAAGGCTATGACATCGAAGATGAACATACCTCTGAAAGTGCTGATGGACTTTACTATGAAAAACCAAAGAAGAAGGCTACTCGTAAATCGACCCCTTCGGATGATAATTATAAAAAACGATATGATGACTTAAAAAAGCATTACGACAATAAGGTTAATGAGTTTAAGCAAAAAGAGAAAGAGCTTCAAGCGCAATCTCGTATGCAACAGCGTGTAGAACAAACGGTGAGGCATGAGGAAAGACAAGAAGCGGTATCTCAGCCTGCTAGAAAAACCGAAGTAACTAGAACACCTACGCCAACTCTAGCGCAACGTGAAGCCAAAGTAGCACGTAAAGAAGCAGAAATGTCTTTACAAAAAGCTCACCCAGACTTTGCACAGATTAGAGAAAGCACGGAGTTTCATACTTGGGCTAAATCCCAACCTAAAGTAATTCAAGATTGGGTATACAATAATCCTAATGACGTAAGCTTAGCCGTCAAAGCTATTGACATTTATAAATCAGAAACTGGTACAACTTCTTCACGTACAACGGGAGGGTCGCAATCTCGACCATCTGGTTCTGCAGCTGATATGGTTTCAACCAAAACAAAAACTGTTGATGCAGGCGAACCGAAGATATGGTCGCAACGGGAAATCGCTGCACTGTCAATGGACCAATATGACAAGTACGAAGAAGAAATCGACTTGGCAATGTCTGAAGGCAGAGTAGTGGCTTAATTAATAAATGTCTTTATAATAAGGAAACGTAACAATGTCTAAAAACACAGCAGACCAATATTTTAAACAAAGCGACACATCTAACAACAACTTTGGTGCAGGCACTAACTTTATGCCTGCGATTTACTCGAAGAAAGTTCTTAACTTCTTCCGTAAAGCGTCAGTTGCTGAAGCAATCACAAACACTGATTATGCAGGTGAAATCAATGCATACGGTGATTCAGTAAAAATCATCAAAGAACCAACCATCTCTATTTATCAATACGAGCGTGGTGCAGATGTTACTGAAACTAAACTAACCGACACTGAAATCAGCCTAGTAGTTGACACAGCAAACGCATTTAAGTTTGTTGTAGACGACATCGAAACTCAAATGTCTCACGTAAACTTCAAAGAAGTTGCAGCTTCATCAGCAGCTTATGCTCTACGTGATGCATTCGATGAAGGTGTAATTACTGCAATGCTTGCAGGTGTAACTGACGGAAGTGGTAGCACTGTTGACCACGTTCTAGGTACAGATGCTACACTAGCTATCGGTGGTGGTGATTATAACAACTCAACTAAGCAGCTACAACTTGGTACTCACACTGACTCTGACGACCCATTAGACCTATTGGCTCACATGGCTCGTAAGCTTGATGACCAAAATGTGCCTGAAGAAGGTCGTTGGTTTGTAGCAGGTCCTGACTTCTACGAAGCTCTATCTCAGTCTAGCTCTAAGCTATTGNNGTAGACTTCAACGCAGGTCAAGGCTCTATCCGTAACGGTCTAGTAACTTCTGGTAAGTTGCGTGGCTTCAGCATGTACAAGTCAAACAATATCCCTGCTCCTACTAATGCACAAGCACAGTGCATGGCAGGTCATATTTCTTCGACTGCTACAGCACAAACTATCACAAGCACTGAGGTTATTCGTGACCCAGATAGCTTCGGTGATATTTGTCGTGGTCTACATGTATATGGTGTTAAGGTTTTACGACCTGAATCAATTTTGAAAGCATTCTACAAAATTGTAAACGCCTAGTAGTTTGAAACAAAGCGAGGGGGNNGGCTGTAAAAAGCCCCCAACCTTTTAACATAATATAGGACTGAATAAAACATGGCAACAACCTATTTAGAATTAACTAATGAGCTTCTTAGAGAGCTAAACGAACTACCGCTAACTTCAACTACGTTTGGTACTGCTGTCGGTGTTCAACAACATGTAAAAGATTCAGTAAACAAAGCATACTTTGACATTGTGAATTATGAACCACAATGGTCATTTCTATCCGCAGGAGAAAGCGGAACAACTGACCCTATGTACGGCAATGTGTCAATAGACACTGTAGCAGGTCAGAGATTTTATGAATTAAAACCTTCTAGCGATTCTATTATAGATGACTATGGGTCGATAGATTGGGACAACTTCTACATTACTACAGTAGGAGTAGCCGGTGAGTCTGCACCTTATACAGGCAAGAATTTAGAATACTGCACACTAGAACAATGGAAACGCTTTCGAAGAGTTAGCGAAAACAAAGACGATGCAGATACACAATCTTTTGGCGTACCTAATATTGTAATTCGAAGCCCAGACGCTCGCAAGTTTGGACTTAGCCCCATACCCGACAAGGTTTACAAAGTTTGGTTTTACGCCTACAATTTACCAACAAGACTATCTGCACACACTGATACATTAGTATTTCCAGATATGTATGCACCTGTACTACTAGCAAGAGCTAGATACAACATTTGGCAGTTTAAAGATAATCCGCAAGCTGCAGCGTTCGCACTAGACGATTACAAGAAAGGATTGCGTAGTATGCGCTCTAATCTTCTTGAACCTACACCATTTTTTATTAGCGATGACAGAGTGAGATTTGTTTAATGCCTGCTTCTCAACCTTTTGGTTTTTCTTGTAGGGGTGGACTAAACACCAATATAAGTGAAATAGAAATGCTTAAAGTTCCGGGAATTGCTACAGAGTTAGTAAACTTTGAAGTTGACCCTGACGGTGGCTATAGACGTATAAATGGCTACTCAAACTTTAGAGCAACTAAACCTGAATCAAGCCTTACTCCAATTTTAGGTTTAGCTGTATACGCAGATGGCGTTGTAGCAGCTAAAGGCACAAGTATTTATTTTGGAACATCTGATGATGTTCAAGATTCTAATTTAGATTGGGTTAAAATTAACAGAGCTAGTGTGTCTGGAAGTGGAGATAACCACTCAACATTTATTGGTCGCTCTGAAGCTGCACGTACTTCTCAAGGCACTGTATCTTCTGTAATATATGAAGGTGCTGACGATTATGGTCAGTTAATTATGTGCGACAACGATAATAAACCTTTTCTATTTAAAATGACAGGTACTGGAGCTTTTGATACTCGTACATTTTTTGCACAAGAAATAACTGTAAATGGTTCAGAATGCCCGACAGCTTGTGCAGTACACGAAAATCATTTAGTGGTTGGTGGAACAGCTGAGAATCCAAATACACTATATTATAGTGCAACAAACGACCCCTCATCATTTACAGGAGCAGGGTCAGGCGCTATTGCAGTTCCCGATAGAATTGTAGGATTACGAAGTTTCCGTAACGATTGCATTATATTTTGTCAAAATAGCATACATAAACTAGTTAATATAAACGATGTTAATAGTATTGCAATAGTTCCAATAACTAAAAATGTCGGTTGTTTAAATCAATTTACTATTCAAGAAATTGGTGGTGACTTAGTATTTTTAAGTCCTGACGGTGTTCGTACTGTTGCAGGTACAGCAAGACTAGGAGACGTAGAGTTGTCGTCTGTGAGTCGAAACATACAAAGAATTGTATCTGACGACATAGTTAAATTTATATACAACTATAATGTTTGTAGTTTAGTATTACGTTCTAAATCACAATATAGATTATTTTACGGTAGCCCACCTGCAGGAGTTCCTAAAGCACGAGGAATTATTGGAACATTTACAGGTCAAGGTTTTGAATGGTCTGAAACAAAAGGCATTGAAGCAACAGCAACTGCCAGTGGTTTTGGATATGATGGAGTAGAAAAAATAATACATGGCGATTCTAAAGGCTACATATATCGACACGATAAAGGAAATACATTTACAGAAGACGGTGTAGCGTTTAATGTAGAAGCTAAGTATCAAACACCGTATTTAGATTTTGGAGATATGGGAACTAGAAAAACTTTGTATTACGCTAAAGTGTCAGCTACTCCTGATAAAAAGGGGACAGGTAATTCACAACCTACGCTTACTACATTATTTGATTTTGAAGATACAGATATACAACAACCACCAGAAGAACAACTTCCAGAAATTCATGCAGCTTCTATATTTGAAGCGGCTGAATTTAATGCTAACATATTTGGAGCTGCAGACAATCCATTAGTACGGATACCTCTTCAAGGAAGCTGTTACTCAGCAGCATTTAGACTAGAAAGTCGAGATGCTCTTACACCTTATACAATTAACGGTATATACATAAACTATGTACCAACAGGAAGGAGATAACTAAATGGGTCAAGCATACGCTTCCAGAGCAAGCACAATACACGATGGCAATATTATTACTGCTGCTATTTTTAATAATGAATATAATACAATCTTAAATGCATTTTCATACGCCTCGTCAGGAGACACAGGTCATCAACACGATGGTACTGCAGGTGAAGGTGGTAATATTCATACTATTGGCGACCAAGATTTTTTAAACAAGCTTGTTATCGAATCCAATGAAATTAAATTCTTTATTGAAGTAGGTGGTGCAGCTGTTGAGCAGCTTAATCTTGCAGACGGTGTACTAGCTCCTCAGACTAATAATGATGTAGATTTAGGAACTAGCAGCAAACGATTTAAAACAATATACGCCACTACTTTAGATGTTAGCACAGCTATTACTAACGCACAATTAGCAGGTAGTATTGCTAACGATAAACTAGCTAACTCAACAGTATCTTATGGTGGCGTGTCTTTGGCTTTAGGAGCTTCAGATGCTACTCCGGCATTTGATTTAACTGATGCAACTAATTATCCTACATCTAGTCTTAGC